TTACAACGAAATCCGAATGCTTCATGCAAAACGGCTGTCCTCTCACAGCAAACGGCCATGTGATCAGAATCACTATCAAAATGAACCAGAAGGAGGGATGAAACATCTTTACTTCATCCTCGCCAACGGGTTTTCGAGGGCCTTCCGGATATTGTCGTTGGTTGCCTTTTCCAAATCGCCCATTTGCTTCTTCATGCGTTCTTCAAGAGAAGTCATGTCGTTCCGGAGTTGCTCACGCCTCGTATCGAATCGGTCCTCCGCCTTGGTCACCATGCTCCGGACCTTGTTCTCGTTCTGATCAAGGGTGGTCCTGACACCGTCCGCAGTATCCTTCGTGCGTCGTTCCGCCGCATCGACGCTCTTCTCCAGACGAGCAACATCCTTCTTGAGATCGTTCTTTATATCACGCGTATAGTCCGTTGACCTCGTGACCGAGTCCTCAACTGATATCATCTTCTCCTTGAAAACATCAAGGCGCTTGTCAAAACCGCTAAGATCCGGAGCCACGTACTCCTGAATCTGTTCCTTCATGTCCATGTAGTCCTTGTAGAACTCGAAACCAGCCCACAGCCCACCGCCAATCGTTCCCAGCACTGGAAGAATGACGAGGAGTTTCCCTCCCGACAGCTTTATTCCCTGATACTCGACCTCTGCCACGAACTTATCTCTCAGAAACCTAGCTGCAATTCTAACTTTTTCCTGTTCTCTAGATGTGCATCCTCGATCTCCTCTTTGGACTGCCCGAAATACGGCACCCCATTGTTCGTAACAATGAGAAGCTGGTTCAGGGTGGTGTCCTCCATCACAAACTCGCCAAGTATGCGCCCAAACTTGCCGCGAGAATCGTCCAGCCTAGTTCTCAGAACCTGCATGGAAGCCACGGGAAGCCGACCCTTGACGAAGTTCTTCGCCAGGATGCCGAATTTCTTCTCAACCATGTCCCGTGTCCGACTCTCGGGTGTATCCACACCGAACAGCCTGATCCTCTGCTTCGTTAGCCAAACATCGAAGCCAAGGTCGATGTCCACATCAACCGTGTCGCCATCTATGACCCTAACAACCTTGCAATTGTATTCGTACATCACCTCACCTGTACTGGGAGTTAATCATGGCATCATGCTTTGCATTGGAGCCGCCAAACAGGATGTATTGCGCGAAGTTGTTACCGTCAATCGTGGCATCCGGAATCGTGGCCGTGCTGAAGAACCCAACGGTATCTTTCAGCTTGGTCGTGGCCTCAAAGAAGGACTTGCTGTTCCCCAGCACCTGCATCACCACCAGAGTTTTCAACTGATTGCTGACATCATAACGCCCCTTGTCCCCCATACGCTTCATGATTCGCTTGGCAATCTTTTCTTTGACGGCCTTTTTAACAAGAACTTTGGGAGCGTCAGACTCTGAATCTGCTTCGGATTCTGGATCTGGTTGCGTCTCCTCACTTGCAGAAGACGATTCAGGGCTTCCCGTTGTCTCATGGTCTGGTTCAACTTCCATCTCCTGTTCCACCTCGGCCTGGGCTTCCTGTTGCTCTTGTTGCTCTTGCGCGGGCGGTTGAAGATTTGACTGTTCCGAAGAAGCCGGTCCACTGGCCATGGTTTCCATCGGAGGCGGGGCCATCTCCTGTTCGATCTGAGCCTCCATGTCCTCCATCTCCTGATCCGGAGGTGGGGGGGACATGTCAACTTCCACGATCTGAATTGGATTATCAAATATTATATCGATATTCCGAATGATATCTATTATCTCTGTCTCGATAAAGGTTACCAAATCATAGGTGGCTGTAAGAGTTGGATTGCTGAACTGTGGTCCGTAATAGCCGTATGGATATCCCGCATCGATTCCAAACATCTCGAACTCCCCCGTCAAACCAGTGTAGGAGTTTTCAGGGATGATCTGCGAATAGCTATAAGTCTGGAGACCGGAGAAAGTCAATTCGACCTCGTGCTCGAACTTGTACTGAAGCGCCGAGTTCTCGTTGAACAAGGAGACCGTCAACCGGAAAATATCCTTGCAATCAAACGCGGCCATCGTGTTGCCGGAACAGGTCGGCACGGTTGTGTTAGAAGAATGGGAATCCACACCCATACCGTAATCCAAATCGAATCCCCGGTTGATCTGATTAATGGTCATGGCATCTTCAAGATCGAACGTCGTGGAATATGTCCCTCCAGGACCATCCTTTCCCGCCGTGCAATACTCCCCGGCAGAGCAGCCACCTCCCGTGCCAACGCTGGTGCCACCGGAACGGGTAAACTCGCTCATCGTCGGCATCTGATTGGAAGAGGTTTCCTGGCCGGTTACGATCTCCTCCGCAAAAGATTGACCCGTCAACAGACAGGCCAGCAAAAATCCTCTAGTCGCCGTTCCACAGATCCTCTTCTTCGTCATCGTCTTCCTCTTCCTCCTCGAACGTCCTGTTCCCATCGGGCGCTGCGTCTTGATCAGCTTCCCATGCCAGTTTGGCTTCCGTGCCAATCTTCCCCTTGTACGGACACGGCGTCCCGGCCATGGTCATCGCATCGAATACCCTCGCATCCTGACAAAGCAGACTGACCGCCGCCACCTTCATGCCCATGAAGTAGAGGGACCTCGCCAGTTTTATGCGCTCGCAGTTCTTGTCTATTATTGTATGACCTGTGGAAATACCAAAGAATCCCGTCTGCGCGCCAACGCTCATGCCCGTGCGACATACGTCGCTGTTATTGACCACCACGGATGGCGCATTGGCCGTGGGAACCGATTTGTCCATGACCACAGTGGACGAAACCGTGTTTGTGTCCGCCCCAAAAGAATCGAATGAAAAGAGGATACTGAGAATACTTCCTATAATAATTATAAAGAATAAAGGGCATCCACCATTCTTCATCGTTTTCAGTCACTTCTTTATAACTTTGGATTTGGGGGCGACGGCCTTCTCATAGTAGATGATTATCTGTTTCTGCTGGTCAACATACCGTTTGATATCCGCCATGTTGAGAGCCAGTGTCTCGTAATCACGGACGGAGATTGCATAGAACAGGAACTCACCGTTCTGCTTCGTATACCGTGCCTTGAATCTCTCGAAATTCTGCTCGGTGACCACGAACCATGTAATGTCGTGCAGATCAATCGGCCGGGGCCGCGTTTGCGTCGGAATTACGCGATCAACCTCTACGGTCTTGACCTCGATCTGTCTGAGTTTGGGCCACGAACCGCAGCTACTTAACAGCAGGCAAAGCAGTGTCAGACTCAAAACTCTCGAATAGCCGCTTCGTTCCACGATTTATCTTCTTCTCCACCAAACCCGGCTTCTGCTGACTCAATCGTGTCAAATCATGCTTCCGCAACTTGCCAATGAGCTTGTTCTTGTAGTCGTTCGCCTTGTGCAACGCCAGCGAAAGGTCCTTGCCGAGCTTGCGGTATTTCTCCGCATCCTCCTTGAGCGTCTTGATCGTATGGTCCTGGGCCATTTTCGCCGCTTCCAGCTTGGCCGAGTTCTCCGTCAGGATCTGTATGCGGGCCTGCGTGTCCTTGTAATAGTAATATCCGCCATAGACGACGCCGCCAACCAGCCCTACGACGATGATCGCCAGATAGAGTTTGATCATCACCTCAGATGACGCCCCTCTCCTTCAGCAAAAATCCCAGCCCGCCAATGGCAATGCCGACAATCGTGACAATGGGCTGGTTGATCAAAACGCCGATGCCAACCACGCCCGCCGCCGCCGCTGCCCAGCTAGACGGTTCTTTAATCCTGGAAGTGATCCACTCCATAATCGCTCTCCTTAACAAATTTTGAACGTACCACCGCGCTCGGCTTCACCCATGCCACGGCTTTTTCCGGAAGTGGTTGTACCCTTGGACACGTCCGGTGTCGATTCCTCTTTCGGAGCGTTATAAGGCACGAAGCCCTGATCCTTTATGACAGAGCCTTTGCGAATTACGCCTACGGAGTCATTTCCTTTTTCAGCCATGATGGCCTCCTAACCTTGTTGTTGTTGCTGCTTCTGCCGCTGCTTCATTATCTCACGCTCGCGAGCGGCATCTATACGAGCAGCGGCGATATCCTCTGCGGATTGAATCCTGTTTTCACCTAGTTGCACAGTCTGAGAGGCTTTTTGCGTGTCGAGGTCTAAACGAGCCTTGTCCATCTGGTTTTCAGCCGCGTCCCGCTGCGCCCGGATCTGCAAGTCCTGCTCCTTGAGCGCGATGAGAGGATCCGGCTGATTCTCGCCTGCTATCTGTGAACCCAACGTCTACCCGCGACCATTCCCTCGATTTCCAGGGCCTGCTGCTCGTTCGGGGGCTGCCCCTGCAATTGCTGCATCATCTGTGCCGCAACCTGCTCTTTTGCCTTCACCGAAACATGTTCCATGACGTGCTTCTGAAGCGACATGGCAATCTGCGGCATCTGGAGAACAAGGCCCGACGAGCCGAAAATAAGATGCGCCATGATGTGTGCGTCATGGTTCTGCCCCTGAAAAACGACCAGCGGCAGACTTTCCAGAGATTCCGAGTTTTCGATAGCCGGATCCTTGGGTTCGGATTCCTCTTCCTTCTGTGGCTTCAGAATCGCGTCAACGTCCTTGATCCCAAGGGCCCTGTACATGCGCCGATAGGCTTCGTACAGGTTATGAAGATCCGGAGCCGACTTAGCCAGTTCCAGTTCCGTCTGGGCCAGTGTAACGCGTTGCGCCATCGAGAAGATGTTGGGATCGGCTACAGGGAGAACATCCACGCGGTCGTCGAAGTCCTGTGCCTTCACGGTGCGCTCGGCACCCACCACGTTGTAAGGATATTCGGGAGGCAGGTACTGGCCGAAGACGCCCGCCAGAAGGAAGAACTCCTCCTTCTGCGCGTAGAAAAGCCGCTTGTGTATGGAGGACATGATCTTCGCGCCCTGCTCCAGCAGCGCGATGGTCGTTCCAACAGGAGCCTGCTGGTTGGCGTCTCCAACCTGGAGGTTGGAGATCGCTGCAAACCTCTGCCCAGCATCGACACAGAAACTCATCAACTGGAACAACGTCTGATCCGCACCCTTGTACGGAAGCAGCATCAAGGAATCACGGATCACTCCTCCCGGTGCATCAACCTCGCGAAACTCGCCCGGTGACAACGGCTCGGCGTCATTCCGGATGCGAAGGCCCCGCGCCTTGAACCCGGCAGGCAGATTGGAAAGCGTCCCGGCATCGATAAGCTGCCTTAAAGCCGCCGTCGCCGTGCGGCTGAGACCACCAATCATGTGGATCAGACCAAGGCCATAGAACCCGAAACCCGGCAAAAACTTGAAGTGGGCGAAGTACTGGGTCTTCCTGCGCTCCTCGTCGTCCGGGCTATAGTTCCTGCGAATGCTGAGAAGCTTGCTGTTGTTCTCGGAGACGGTCACGATGTACGGAAGCTTGATGCCGGTAGGCTTGCCACTGTCATCAAGGTCCTCGTACCCCTCGATGTCCAGATCCACATGGCATTCCAGCAGCGTGATGTCGGTGTCCAGATAAGACGGCTCGACACCGCTGATCTCGTCCATCTCCTCTTTGACATCTGAAGGATCGGACTGCGTTGCCGAAACCTCAACGTCGCTGTAGAAACCGGCC